ACCCCGCCAAAACGCCGAAAAAGGGGCTTCGCAAGCCATTCTTGAGGCATCCCCACAACCAGAAATCGCGCCGCCAAAGAAAAAGACAGGAAGACCATCCAAGTACACCACAGAAATAGCCAAAGAGATGTGCAAAATGCTCGCTGATGGCATCCCCCTCAGAGAGATATGCAGAAGAGATGGCTTCCCCGCTTGGCAAACAGTCTATGACTGGATGTATCAAGATGACGCTCGTGGAGAAGCGGGAGTCGGTCTTTCCGGAGCCATCGCCAAGGCGCGGGAGATTGGGCAGGACGCCATAGCCGAACAGATATGGATTGAGGTCAATCAAGAGCCAGAACGCATCCTCACAGAAGGTGGCGGCAAGATCGATCCCGGTTATGTTCAGTGGCAAAGAGTAAAAGCTGAGATTGGATTGAAACTTTTAGCAAAATGGAATCCAAAGCGTTACGGTGACAAGGTTCAGCTTGGTGGCGACCCGGGAAATCCGATACAAGCGCAAGTCGATGTAAGCATTTTTGATACATTGGTTCAGACGCTGGAGGCCCGTCGGCAGGACAAAGCCAATGGCTGATCCGCTGGTTGAGCTACTGTCAGACCCGAAAACCCGCCAGAAATACGCCAAGCTCCCCCAGGAACAGAGGGACGCCTTCGCCTGGAGGACAAAGTGGCTGGCGACGGCTCATGATCACCAGATTCTCCCGCCTGGGGACTGGTGGACGATCTGGCTGCTGCTGGCAGGCCGCGGCGCCGGGAAGACCCGGACAGCCGCCGAGCAGATCGCATGGTGGGCATGGCAGGAGCCGAACACCCGCTGGCTGGTAGCCGCTCCGACATCGGCTGACGTTCGGGCAACCTGCTTCGAGGGGGACTCCGGGCTGATGTCCGTCATACCCCCGTCCCTGATCGCTGAGTACAACAAGGCGCTGCACGAACTCAAGCTGATCAACGGATCGCTGATCAAAGGCATCCCGGCCAGCGAACCCGAGCGGTTCCGCGGCCCACAGTTCCACGGAGCGTGGTGCGATGAGCTTGCAGCGTGGGACTACCTTCAGGAAGCGTGGGATCAGATCATGTTCGGGGTTCGCCTGGGCAAGCGCACCCGCATCCTCTGCACCACCACCCCCAAGCCCAAGGACTTGATCGTCGAGCTTGTCGGCAGGGAAGGAGACGATGTCAAGCTGACCACCGCCTCGACCTACGCCAACCTTGCCAACCTTGCGCCATCGTTCCAGAAGCAGATTCTCCAGTACGAGGGCACGAAGCTCGGTCGGCAGGAAATCTACGCCGAGATCATCGATCCCGAGGAGTCGGGTATCGTCAAGCGGGAGATGATCAAGCTCTGGCCGACGAACAAGGAGTTCCCCAAGTTTGAGTACATCCTCCAGAGCTACGACTGCGCCACCTCAGAGAAGACGATCAACGACCCGACCGCCGCGGCGACCTGGGGAGTCTTCAAGCCCACCGATGGCCCGATGTCCGTCCTACTCATCGATTGCTGGCAGGATCGCCTGCAATACCCCGACCTCCGGCCTAAGGTGCAGGACGAATACGAAGTGGTCTACGGTGAGGGCAAGGACAGGAAGCGCGTAGACCTGATCCTTGTGGAAGACAAGAGCGCCGGTATCCAGTTGATCCAAGACCTACAGCGGGCGCATCTGCCGGTCAGGGCGTACAACCCAGGCGGCGCTGACAAGCTACAGCGGCTGAACATCGTCTCATCCCTATTTGCCCGTGGCCGGGTCTGGATGCCAGAATCGAGCCAGAGACCGGGATATGTGAGGGACTGGGCCGAGCCGCTCCTGAGCCAGCTATGCTCATTCCCCGACACGACCCATGACGATTTCGTGGATGCCACGACCCAAGCCCTGCGCTTCTTGAGGGACGCAGGATTCATTGACATTGATGGCCCAGCGCCGGAGGCATACGATGAAGACGACTACATTGACTCAGGACAACAGCGCAGGGCCAACCCCTATGCCGCATGACATCAAGGTCACGATCTGCCATAACAGGCTTGAATTCTTACGCGGCGAAGAACTCGTCAAGATCAGTGCCGAAACTCTTCACAAAGTTCTCGACGACTGGCTTGACGTTGTGCGAGCGACTCGGAGTGTGTCAAGTCAAACCAAAGTGCTTTAACTGCGACATAAAGCCGATGGACTTGACAAGCCCCAGCGATTATGATTCGGGGCAGAAAGGCGACGATCATGGCTGATAAATCTGAGAAAAGATCACCGCTCGAAACCGCAGGTAGAGGTGCAGTTCAGACGAAAAAAGGGCGTGACTCGCTTGATCCGCGCTTCCGGACTGCTGGCGGTGACCCGCTTGATCAGTTCGTCCCCCCGCGCTACCGCAGTGCTGGCCGCAGACCGGAGTCACAGCAAGACCGCGAGGCATCGGCCAACATCCCGGTGGCTGTCGCCCGTGGTTTTGTCTCCGGCACTTTGGGTTTGCCGGCAGACTTACTGAACCTGCCCGGTGCTATTTATTCCGGTATCACCGGCAAAGAATCCTACGAGTTGCCGTTCGGTTCCGAATACATTGAGAAGCGCCTACCCTTCCGAGGCGCGAGTCAGACGCCGGTGGGTGAGCTGTTCACCGGGGCTGGGCAGTTGGCTGGCGGGGCATACACCGGGCCGCTGTCGGGCGCCAGGGCTGTGATGGCTGTGCCAAGGGCGATCAAGCGTGCTGGTCAGGACTTCGTGCAGTCTGCGGGCCAGACCGTCTCCCCGATTACCGTGTACCACGGCTCCCCGCACAAGTTCCCCCCGACGGCCAAGAATCCTTTGGGCGAGTTTGATTCGACCAAAATTGGGACGGGCGAGGGAGCGCAGGCGTATGGGCACGGATCGTATTTGGCTGAAGCGCCTGGAGTTGCGGAGGGATATGCGAAGACTCTTGCCAACCGCGATATGGCGAATCAGGGCAGGCTCAATGCCCATGCAAATGCCCAGCGATTAGCCAGCCTTGCTGGAGACCCAAAGTATGCCGCTGACGACATTCGATTTGTATTGTCAAACGAGCCAGATCACCCTCAAAAAACATTGCTTCAGGATACCTTGGCGTTTTTGGATAGCGGAGATTTTGCGAAACCGCTTGAGACCAAAGGCTCCCTCTACACCGTAGACCTCCCCGACGAGAAGATCGCCCGGATGCTGGATTGGGACAAGCCCCTAAGTGAGCAATCGGATTTTGTCAAAAAGGCAATCAAAGATAACGAACTGGACTATGTGCCAGAGCGATTGACTGGCGGCAGGCTTCTTGAGGAGATGAACAAGGCATTTGAGCCAGGAATGGTGTCAAAACATCTTCGTGACGCTGGCATCCCAGGCATCAGATACCTTGACGAACAAAGCCGAGGCGCAACCGGAAAAGGCAAGTGGAAAATCACCATGAAAAATGGTGAGCAAAAGATTTATGACTTCAAGCCGAACGACGATGTGCTTGAACAAATGGGTGCAACCGCAGAGCCAACAGGCACCCGGAACTTTGTTGTGTTCCCTGGCGAAGAGGATGCGCTGACCATCCTTGAGCGCAAGAAGGAAGGCGGCTCTGTCTCCATCTCTGACAACCCCGATGCCCAGATGATGGATGTCATGGACAGAAAGCTGCAAGTTGGTGGCTTGCTTAGGCTTGGCAATAAGGCAAAACCAGCCCCCAAAGCCGAGCCATCTCTGCCCCTTGAGTTGCCACGAGCGCCCGCCAAAACCAGGGAAGAGATTCGACCCACTGCACAGCGCATGGCGCAGCAGATGACCGGCGAATTCGTTCGGCCCGATCCAAAGAAGTCCATCAACCCTGCTGGCAAGTCTCGCGTGCAGTTTGAGATGGAGCGGGGGCTGACCCATGACATCCGTCCGACTCCAGGCAAGGCTTTGCTGCCGCAACAAGTGGCCGACATCGAAAAGCAGTTGGGGATGCTCAAGATCGGCGTCTCTGGCGACACAACGATTGCAGACAAGACTCTGTACCGTGCAGGCCCGTATAAATTAGACCTCCCATCTCCGCAGCATGGCGGGCCTCTGTATGCACTTGGCGGGGAGGGCGCCTGGGCATCGAACAACCCAGTGGCTGCCACGTTCCAAAAGCGCGTTCAGGAGTTGTCGCAGGCGAACAAAGAGGCGCCCGTGCTGGGGCAGTTCTTGGCAATGGGGCCGCAGGGCAGCAACTTTGCCATGCACTTTGCTGACGCCAATCTGCGGGCGATTGATCCCAAGAAGATGAGCAAGCAACAGATTGAGCAGTTCAACAAGTTGATCAGAGAGGGCAGTGAGAAGTCTGGCCCCCGTCCCAAATTCCCTGGTATCAAAGACAAGGGATCGGCATATCTGCACTTTGCGTTTGATCCAGAACTGCGTAAGCACTTCAACGCGCTCATGCAACAGCCAAAATACACAAGTGAGCTAGGGCTGCCTGATGGCCGAGTGATCCTTCACGCCATCACCGAGCCTGAGCTTCGCAACACTGAGGTGCTGACATCGGGCCTATCTCAGATGCGCCTTGATCCCAGCGTTAATCCTGCCGACCTGATGCTGTCGGCTCACCCAACGTACAGCCATGTCATCCCCAAGGTTCCGGGATCAGATATCAGCCGCACCAGATACCCCGTGCCTGCCGAGCTTGAGTTCCCTGATGTGGCCGAGTTCATCAAGAAAAACTACCGCCCGCAAGATGCCACCCGCGTCTATCAGACAGCAACGCCGCGCCAGATGGTTGACCCCCAGCACATCGACGAGATGAAGATGTACGAGGAGTTGATGAAGGAATACACCGGCAAGAAAAAGGGTGGCGCGGTCAATGACGGACTAATCAAAGTCCAAAAGAAACGAAAGGCTAAGGCTTAACTATGGCTACACAATTCCCGATTGATCCTCAAAATGTTCAAGACGACGAGGAGATGGAAGAAGATATGCCCGAGGGCATGACTGAGAACGAGGATGGATCGGTTGAAGTTGAGCTTGAGCTTGACGACTCTGAGATTCAGGAGTTGCCTGACGGCTCGGCTGTTGTGATGTTGCCTGACAAAGTTCGCGGCCCATCTGAAGACGAAGACTTCTACGAGAACTTGGCAGAAAGTGACGAGATCGATTCTTTCGACCTCGACACCATCGCCATGCAGTACATCAACTACATCGACAAGGACAAGCAAGCCCGCTCGCTGCGTGATAAGCAGTATGAAGAGGGCATCAAGCGCACTGGCATGGGCAACGATGCCCCTGGTGGCGCTCAGTTCCAAGGCGCCAGCCGTGTCGTTCACCCTGTGATGGCCGAGGCTTGCGTTGATTTCGCCTCTCGTGCGATCAAAGAACTGTTCCCGCCCAACGGCCCGACCCGCACCAAGATTCTTGGAGACGTTGAGAAGGAAAAGCTGGAGGTCGCACAGCGCAAACGCGACTACATGAACTGGCAGTTGACCGAGCAGATCGAGGAATTCCGCGACGAGCAGGAGCAGATGCTGACTCAACTTCCACTGGGCGGCTCGCAGTTCATGAAGCTCTGGTACGACGAGGACAAAAAGCGTCCTTGTGCTGAGTTTGTGCCCATCGACAACATCATCTTGCCGTTCTCCGCGGCTAATTTTTACACCTCGCAGCGTGTAACTGAGCGCCAGGACATCACGCAGTGGGAGTTTGACCGTCGAATTCAGCGTGGCCTCTACATCGACAGCAATTTTTCTCGCGCTTCAATGGAGCCGGAGGAAACCAAGGCAGAAAAAGCCAACGACAAGATCGAAGGGCGCAAGGACGACAGCGAAAATATTGACGGCAGCCGCACTGTCTACCATATCTACACATGGTTGGAGCTTGAGGGCGACAAACGCTCTGAAGGCAAGATGGCCCCCTACATCCTGATGATCGACAACCTTGAGCATAAGGTGCTGGGGCTGTATCGGAACTGGGAAGAGGGCGACGATACGATGACCAAGCTCGACTGGATTGTCGAGTTCAAATTCATCCCGTGGCGTGGCGCCTATGCTGTGGGCCTGCCTCACCTTATCGGGGGGCTTGCAGCGGCTCTGACAGGCTCTCTACGCGCTCTTTTGGACTCGGCGCACATCAACAACGCCGCCACGATGCTCAAGCTCAAGGGAGCCAAGATCAGCGGCCAGAGCCAGCAGGTTGAAGTCACCCAGGTTGCCGAGATTGAAGGCGCCCCAGGCGTTGATGACATCCGCAAGATCGCCATGCCGATGCCGTTCAACCCGCCGTCTCCGGTTTTGTTCCAACTGATGGGATTTTTGGATCAAGCGGCCAAGGGCGTGGTCACCACGGCAGAGGAAAAGATTGCCGACATCACCAGCAATGCTCCTGTCGGCACCACCCAGGCGCTGATCGAGCAGGGTGCCGCGGTGTTTGCGGCCATTCACTCCCGGCTGCACGATGCACAGGGTCGAATCCTCAAGATTCTTGGCCGCATCAACCGCTGGTATCTGGATGAGCAGCGCAAGGGCGAAGTTGTTGCTGATCTAGATATCCGCAAAGAAGACTTCAAGCGCAACACTGACGTTATTCCTGTCTCTGACCCGGCGATCTTCTCTGAGACGCAGCGAATGGCTCAGATGCAAGCCGTCATGCAGTTGATGAAGGATAACGCCGACCTGTTTGACCGCAAAGCAGTGATTGAGCGGTTCCTCAAACAGATCAAGGTGCCGGAAATCAACGAGTTGATGAAGGGCGTGCCCGATCCTGAGAAGCGCGATGCGGCCAATGAGAACGTGGCGATGGCTATCGGGCAGGCGGCCTACGCTTACATCGAGCAAGACCATCTGGCGCACCTGCAAAGTCATCTGGACTTTGCCAAAAACCCGGTATTCGGTGCAAATCCCTTGATCGCCCCTGCATTCATTCCCAATGCTATTGAGCATATTAAGCAGCACTTGACGCTGTGGTATCTCAACCGCATGAATGGATACGTCAATTCCGCGGCCAAGGGCAGGATCACAGATTACGACGATCCTTCAGTGACGCCGCAGATCGACAAGCTATTTGCTGCTGCATCGCAGCATTTGCAGTTGGACAGCGAGAGCGTGTTCAAGAATATCTTGCCGATCACACAGGCGATGACGCAGGAGTTGCAGAAGTACAAACCGCAGCCGCAGATGACGCCCGAGGCTTTGGTGCTGGAGAAGACCAGCATGGCCGAGACTCAGCGCCGTGCAGCACGGGATCAGGCCGACATCGAGCTTCAAAAGAAGAAGCAAGACGAGGAAGTTGCGATCAAGATGGAGGAGTTGGAACTGCGCTTGGCTATTGCCGAGGGCGACAACGAGACCCGCGAGCGCATCGAAGCGGCTCGGCTCAACCGCGATGCGGCGAAGCTGAGACTTGATGAAACCAAGACTGTAATGTCAGGAGGAAATTATGGCTACCAGTAACCCGTACCACAACGAAGCCGTGCCTATGCACAAGCGTATCGCCGCTGGCGAGAATCTTGATGGCACATCCCTGCAAGCCAAGGGCGGCCAGCAAAAAGCCCCCGCCAAACCCCAAGGAGGTCTGTCACAAGCCAAGAAGAAATAAATGGGAACTATCGCAGACCTCATTGCTGGTATTAAAGCCTCACAGAGCGAAATAGCTCTTTCCTTGGCGCATGGGAATGCGTCTACATGGGAGGCGTATCAGCGGATGGTTGGTCAACATCAGGGGCTGGAACAAGCTCTTGAAATCCTCAACAACATTCTGAAAGAACCAGATGAAGATGAATGAACCGGAAGTGGCGATGGCCGCTGAATTGGCTCGGGCTTTTCCGAGCGTTGACCCCGGTGCGAAACCTCTTGGTGGACGCATTCTTGTGCAACTGCGTGGCACAAAGCAAACAACGGATAGCGGTATTATTTTGGCGCCAGAAACCAAAGAGACCGAGAAGTGGCAAAACATGGTGGCGAAAGTCATTGAGATTGGGCCTCTTGCCTTCAGACATAG